TCTAAAGGTTATCGGGATCGATAAAAATAGAACAGCCCACGCAGAAATGAACCGCCTTCGCATGGAATTCACATCTGAGAATGCCTCCAAAACTTTGGCGCATTTATTCCCTGGGGCTTCTCCGCATTTGCCTTTGACGTTTAAATCGATGGGGTATGATCCATCGTATTTTGGCAACGAAGAATCCTCCAATGTCATTCATCATGAGCCTAAAAGCTCATCTGAGAAAATGATCAAGGAAAAGATCAAGCAATCTGAAGACGCACGCCGGCTGGAAAAAATCGGCAACAAACAGGATGCTCTTGAATATGAGCCTGTTGAGATTTTTGACGACGAAGAAACCGGCGGGGCTTTTGATGACACCGGAGATTTTGACATTGATGATGATGAAGAAATCCCAATCGTCGAAGATCTTCTGGATGCTGAGATGAGAAGCGATACCAAATAAAAAGGATGCGCTATGGCGAGAGGACTTACCCTTGAGCAATTGATTTATAACTTACGGTCGGAGGTGGGGCAGTCCACCAATCCGGCCGTAAGTCGGTCAACCAGGGACAGATTCGTTACCCTGCTAAACCGCGTGCAGCGCCGGCTGTATGCGGATTTTGAATGGCCGTTCCTGAATATCTATAGGGACATCGCCATGCAGGCAGGATCTCGATATTACGACTTTCCAGAAGATATTGATATGGATCGCGCCGTTCGCTTCGAGGTGAAATGGGGTGGCCTTTGGCAGCGCGTCGGCAATAAAATCACAAATCAGAATCTCAATGAGTATGACAGTGATGCCAACGATCGGAGTGATCCTGTTTGGCGCTGGGACTATTATCTTGAAGATGGGTCCAGTGAGCCGCAAATTGAGGTGTGGCCCATCCCGGCAAACAACGCGGTCGCAAGTACCCTGGAAGGCTATGTGCGCGTCCACGGGATCCAGAAGCTCACCAACATGGTTGAGGACGACGATACCTGCCTGATCGATGGAGATCTCCTGGTCCTTTACGCGGCCGCAGAGATTTTGGCCAGGATGAAGTCTTCAGACGCCACGGCTAAATTAGAAAACGCTAATTCTTTATATGTAAAGCTTAAGGGCAGGTCGACGCCATCTGAGCCATTCAAAGTGGGCGGCGATACTTATGACCTTAAGAGCGGCGGCAGGCGCGAAATTGAGCTGCGCGTGGCATATGCCGGGCAGACGGAGGAATAGATGCCAACCCTGATTCTTGAGGATTTCAAGATTGGGCTCGATCGCCGGCGGATGAGCGAGACATCCCTGCCTGGTTCCCTGACAACCTGTGAAAATGCGCACATCACCCGCGGCGGAGAGATAGAAAAGTCAGAAGCATTTGTCCGCTTTTGCAATCTCCCTGATAACACCTACGGATTGAAGGCTATTAATAACGGATTCATGGTTTTTGGATCCGATAATATCACCCCGACAATCCTTAATAGCAATCCGCCTGTTCGATACCAGAGGCTCAATGCCGGCGCATCAAACATGATTGATGTTTTGTCTGTCGATCTTTTCGATGGAAAGGCATATGTCGTTGCAGATTACGACGATGGCGTTATCCGCCACTGGTATGATGGCACCCTGGTTGCTGATATGTTTTCAGGAAAGGCAAGGGCAAAGTTTTCAATATCAGCAGATCCAGATGATGTATCTGCTGTTAGCTCATACGGCTCTTTCGTCATAGCTGATCCAGAAGATGGATGCTCCATATCTTCAATCACCATTGGCACCAATGAGATCCTTGCTGCTACCGTGACATTTGATGAGGATGTTGACGGCACAGGGGCCAGCGTTTTTGAGCAAAAGGTCGTCGATGCCATTAACGACAATGCAAGCACCAGCGGCTTTACAGCTTCTTTGGAGGCTGGGCGCAAAGTGGTTATTACATCGCAGATCGCAGGCGCCTCTCCTAATGGCAGCCTGGTGGCCGTGGTGTCGGCCGGGACGGTCACAATTCAAAACCTGGTCGCGATGGCCAATGGCGTTAATGCGCAAAGAATCACGAGCATAACAATCAATGCCGTAGAGATCATGCCCACCCCTGTTGATTGGGCAGATTCAAACCAGGCCACGGCCGCAGCGGTGGCTGGGGCTATCAATGACTATACTGCCACGAGCGGATATGAAGCTTTCGCTATTGGCTCAACGGTTTTAATGCGGTTTACATCCGATAGCATTGCCCCCAATACGCATCCCGTTATTATTTCCGCAGATCCAGATATTGATATTGTGGACCCATCTCTGACAGTCTCAGGCGGTAGCGCTACGGCAACCGTCGTGGATCCAGGGCGCTTTGTAAAAACCGTCAAGAACAAGATGTATGCCTTAACCGGCCCATCGCTTTATTATTCTGAAATTGGCGTGCCCACAAATTTCAATTCTGGCACAGGATCCGGCTTTGACAACCTGTCGACAAATTCATCTGGTGCAGAAAACCTATCGGCCATAGCCAATTATTTTGAAAATATAGCGATATTTTCTCGAAACATTATTCAGGTCTGGTTTGTTTCTGATGACCCTAATGAAAATTCACAGATCCAGGTCTTGAATAACACCGGCACTATTGCCCCAAAGAGTGTCGTTGAATTTGGCGATAATGACGTTTTTTACCTGTCTGAATCTGGGATCAGATCGCTTCGCGCAAGGGATGCCACCAACGCGGCATTCGTGAATGATGTAGGCATTGCAATCGATCCGCTTATTCAGGAAGAAATCCTATCAAACAACATAGCTGCCGAGAGAGCCGTTGGCGTTCTTGAGCCGCGCCAGGGGCGCCTGCTCATGGCAATCGGTGGAACAGTTTATGTTTTCTCATTTTTCCCATCCAGTAAAATATCCGCATTCTCAACCTATCGCCCTGGGTTTGATATTAAAGAGATGGATTCGGTCGGGCAGACTGTTGTTTGCAGATCCGAGAACGCTCTTTACAAAATAGGATCGAGCACGGAGCGCGTCTATGATGCGCGGCCAGCAAAGATGATAACGCCATTTATGGCCGGCACAGATCCATCAATCATCAAACAATGGGTGGGCCTTGATGTAGCATGCCAGGGAACATGGGATGTTTACATCTCAACAGATCCGCTAAGGATCGACGAAAACGGCCAGCCTGATGAAAACTATTTCGAGAAAATTGCCACCGTATCTGGGACGACATATTCAGAGAGCGGCGGAGAAAACGGCCATGTTGCCTTCGACGCCATATCAAGTCACATATCCCTGATGATGATTTCAAAGTCAGATGGCTATTGCAGGATTGGTAACGTATCGATCCACATTGCCGATGGTGGAGAAAAACAGTAGTGGGTGTTTTTATAGAGCAAGCCACGCCGGCCATGGTTTATCACGTTTCAAAAAATATGCGTGATCGTGATCTTGAGGAATTGCTTGCCGTCCATTTTGAGAATGACAGGGAATCTTTGGCGATGGGCCTGGCCCAGGCGTATGGCGATAGGCCGTTTTGCTTTTGCCTGGGAATCGATTCGCAGCCGATATGCATTGTTGTGGGGAATCTCGTCCACCCAGGGGTGTGGTCGATGGGAATGTGGGCCACCAACGACATTAAGAAAATAGGGAAATTCCTTACAAAATTCGTTGCTACTGAAGTTTTTAAGGCTATGCGCGCATCCGGCGCGCATAGAGTTGAATGCAAGTCAATAGTCGGTTATACTGAGGTTCATAAGTGGTTGCATTTTCTTGGTTTTGCGCAAGGTGAAACTGAAAAAATGTATGGTAAGAACAAAGAAGACTTCGTGACTTTTTATTGGAACGAAGGAATGCCATTGCCAAAAGCTTATAACTACACCGCTGAATCCTGAGGTCGCGTCTCACATAGATATCCAAATCAAGGGGAATTTTTATGTGTATGCCAAAGGGCGGCAAAGGTGGAGATGGCGGGGCAGCGCAGCGCGAAAAGCAGCGGCAAGCCAGTATCACCCAGGGTTACGAACAAATCCAAAATATTTTTGGCGGGTTTAACGATGATTTTTATAATCAGCGTGGACAAGCCTTTATTGACTACGCACAGCCTCAGCTTGATCAGCAGTATGAAGATGCTGTTAAAAACCTGACGTTTGCGCTTTCAAGGAACGGCCGATTAGATTCTTCCGTTGCCGGCGAGCAGCGCGCGAAATTGCAGCAAGACTACGACAAGCAAAAAGCTGGTTTGATTGATAAGGGAATGAATTACGCCAATGATGCCCGGAGTGCTGTTGAGCGTTCCAGGGGCGATCTGGTGTCCCTGAATTCAAACCTTGCTAATCCGGCAACAATCGCCAATGAGGCACAAAACAGGCTATCCAGCCTGCAGGCCATGCCAAGCTTTGAGCCTCTGGCTCCATTGTTTGTGAATGCCGGAGAGAGCCTCGGTACGCAGGCGGATCTTGAGCGCCGCAGTGCAGCCAGGTACAACACCGGCCTGTTTACCCCAGCGGCCGTTAGCAGTGGGCAGGGGTCGGGAAGGATTTTGAAATAAATGTGCGATCCAGTATCAATCGGCTCTGCAGCACTTACGGCGTTTGGAACGCTGCAACAATATCAGTCTCAGAAAAAAGCTGCCGACCGTGTTGAGCAGGCTGTGGCTAATAACGCCCAGGAGCAGGAGCGCCTGCGCCAAAATTCACAAGCCGGTGTTCAGGATTCTGCACAGCAATTCAGTCGCGATAAATTCGACAAAACACAGTCTGATGAAACAGCGACAATCGAGAAAAAGCTCACCGATAGTCTTTCCCAAGGGGATCTCCCAGGAGAGTATTACGGCGGCCGTGAAAGCGCCAATACCAAACAATATGCTCAGACAAAAAGCATGGAGAGCACAGACTTTTCACGCCAGATGGCTGAGGCCCTGGCTAAAATGCGCGGCTTTGATGCCGGTATGGGAAAAACAAACCTTGGAATTAATCGCGCCAGTGAAAAGGTTGTGATGAACAATGGCTTTATGGACGGCAATAACGCTGTGCTTCCTCTTCAGATCGAAGCTGCTAAACAGAGCGGCCAAAACCCATTGGCAGACATCATGGTTGGTGTTGGATCGGCTGGCCTGCAGGCAGGACTTAGCGGCGGCAGCGGCCCGATGACCACCGGCACCGGAGCCGGCAAGATAACATGGAACACCGGCCGAAATGGCGTTCCATATAACAAAGCGCAGAAGTTTTTCGGGAGCCTAGTTTAATGGAAGATTTGGCCAAAATTTTTACCGGCGGTGATAAGCCAAAGCCGTATGTGAATTTTCCGCAGCGCAATCCAAATGAGCTGTATGACCGGAATGGTGTTCCAATTATAGACCCCAATGTGCAAAGCGGTCGCCTTGCTACGCCTAATGTATGGCGCCAAGAGGCTGGTAAAAACTTGGCTGCAGCCAATCCCCAAGCTCCAAATATTGGTGATTACATGACGATGGTTTTGCAGGCCATGTTTGCGCCAAACCAAAGAGAGCCGCGCGATGATGCAAATGCTGTCATGAAAATGAACGCCTTCCAAAACCCGGCGCCATTGGACGATAGAATGCAACGCATATGGGGGGACGGCGTGCCGGTTAGAAAATAATGCCATATTCAACATCAAACAATCCTGGAATGGCGCAAGCCGCAAATTCTATAGCCAAGATCTTTGTCGGAGATCCTGAGGCGGATGCTGCTTACAAAAACAACCAAATAAAAAATGAAACTGAATATGCTCGTCAGAGAATGCTTCAGGAGCAAATGCTTTCCGAAGGTGTCCGTCGCAAACAGATGGAGGCAGCTGCGGCTGCCAGCTATGCGGCCGCTAAGGCTAACCAGGGCCTGGCAGACGAGCGCGGCCGTAAGAACACGGCTGCCACAGATCTTGGCTCAATCTTCACGCAAGACCATAGAGACTTCAGCACGCCTGGTGGGATGTCGAAACCAGGCGATGCTCCAGCCGGCACGCCTGGTGCAGGGTTTGATTTGAACAATCCAGCCATTGCAAGCCGTGTTGTTCAAAATATGCTGACAGGTGAAATGGATCCAAAGGTTCTCTCTGCAATGGCATTGATGCCTGGGCAGGATGATAACACCCTTGCGCGCATCATGACCGGATCTGGGCAGACGATCGGCAAAGATGATTACGTTTCCCTTGGTGATAGGAACACAAACCGCAATTATGAGCTTGGCGCCAATGAGCGCCTGGTTGGTGGCGGTGGCAATGTCATGCAGGGTGTTGATCCATCCTATGCTGATTCTCAATCAGCTCTTGCTAAGCAGCGCAACGCCACGGCGAAAAGGCAAGAAACAATGGCGGCCGGCGGTGGGGGGAAGATCCCTCGTCTCGACCAGGCGCAGATGAATTCGATGGTTTTGAATGCGATCCTTGCCCAGGGTGCGCAGATTCCAAAGAACGATGAAGGGGACTATTCAATGGGGGCGGCCGCATATCTTTCTGGACAGCCAGAAATTTATGCCGATATGTCGCGCCTGATTGATGAGGCATATCGCCTGTCTGGTGGCCGCGCCTCGGCCGTACAGGATGCGCTTTCTCAATATTTGTCTGGTGCCGATTTCAGCAATTTCAGGCAGCGCAAGGGCGAAGGCATGTTCAATGGCGCGCCGCGTGACGTGTTCAACCCAATCCAGCGCCCGGACCTTGAATCCATAATGTCTGCAATACAGCAAATGTATGGCCAGGGCGCCGGCATCTCGCCGGAGATCTTCACTGAAGGCGGAGATGGGGACTTGCAAAACCTACAAAATGTAGGTAACACTGGTGGCTGGCAGGTCATCGGGGTAGAATAGCAAGGGAGCAATTTATGGCAATTTACAAAATCAAAGCGCCTGACGGTCGTTTAATCAGCCTGCAGGGGCCTGATGGGGCATCTCAAGAAGAGGTGATTGCCAGGGCACAAAAGCTTTATCAGCCCAGCTCCCAGCCCCCAGCACCGGCATTGCCCCCCAGTGTGCCACAAATCGCGCCAGAGGCGGTTATTCCCACAGCCCCCATCGCTGCGACCGTAGATCCATCAACCGTTATCAGCGGGGCTCCTTCGCCCGTTCTGAGCCAAAGGCTGGCAGAGCCAGATCCAGGCATGGGGCCGTTTGAAGCAGACCCGAGTGTTGGCGCTGGATTTTCCAATAATGCTTTGGACGTTGGCCGCAAGATTATGGATTCCACTGGCGCCGCCTATCAGGGCTTTGGCAACGTTATTGATAATTCCATATCAAGTGCAAAGCTCAACCTTGCGAGATTGTTTATCGGTGATGAAGAGCTGAATAGACGATCGGCAAATGCGCCTGCAGAGTTGATGGCACCTGATGACAATTTGGTGTCGCGCTCCGCGCGCGCCGTGGCCGATGACGCCTTTGGCGCTGCAAACAAGCTGGAATCCATCCAGATGCAAAACCCTGTCGACCGCCGTGGTCGCACAACGATCGATCAGATTATTGCAGATCCGCTCAATGTTCCGCAGATAGCAAAATTTGGTTTTGAAACCGGGGTTGAATCCCTGCCGGAGATGGCAACGGCCGCCATTCCTGTTATTGGGCCGGCTGCCTTTGGCTTGTCGATGAATGAGGGTATTGCGCAGCAGCGCGCTCAAAACGATGGGCGCGACAAAAGCGAAACAACCTTTAAAGACAGATTGGCCGCTGCGCCATTCGCTGCCATATCGGCCATAACTGAAAGGCTCGGCATTAAGGGCCTGGGCTCAACCGGCAAAAATGCTGTAACTAGAACAGCGAAATCAGCGGCAAAAGAGGCTGGCACTGAAGCTATCCAGGAGCCGATAGAGCTGGCCGGACAAAGCATTGCCACGGACAATGAAGCCTCAGCTAAAGACTATGGCAAGGCATCCCTGGGTGGCGCTATTGGTGGTGTCACTACAGGCGGAGGCTTAAAGGGTGGGGCAGAGGTTGCTGGTGCAATCAAGGACGCCACAGAAACGAAATCAGCATCATATTCTCCATTTGATCTTGGGGCCGGCACGCGCCAGCCAGTCAACGAAATCCCTCAGGTGTCACAGCCCTCTCCCCAGAGCCAGCCAGCTGTGAAGCGGGAGCCTGCGCAGCCACCGTCCGCTCCGTCGGTCGCAGCGCCAATTGCTCCTGTCGCTCCTATGCCTTCTGACCCGCCGGCTAAGGCGCCGCCTGAGGGAGCCAAATCACCAACCCGTAAAAAGGTCGTTACCCCTGATGGTAGCATCGAGATTGATACCGAGGATGAGATTGTTGATCTGGATTCCTTACAAAGTGCAAGCGGGGAAATCCAGCCGCGTGATCGATCCAGGGCTACAAGCGATATTCAGATCCAGGACATTGCATCAAAGCTAGACCCTGAAAGGCTTGGCGATTCTCGCACAACAGATATGGGATCGCCTATAGTCGGACCTGATAACCAGGTTGAAAGCGGAAACGGCCGCACGGCTGCAATCAGGATGGCTTACCAGGCCAATGGTGAGCAGGCTGAGAAGTACAGGCAATCTCTTATAGCGCGCGGCTATAAGATTGATGGCATTAAAAACCCTGTTCTTATTCGTCGTCGTAAAACAGAGATGACGCCGGAAGAGCGCGTGCGCTTTACGACACTGAGCAACAAGCCGCAAATTGCAGAGATGTCATCGACAGAAAAAGCAAAGGCCGATGCATTGCAAATCGACGACAATCTCATCAACCTGCACAAAGGTGGTGAGCCCAACAGTATGGACAATCAGGATTTTATCCGAGCGTTCATAGCGAAGATTGTCACCGGCAACGAAAGCAGCTCACTGATTGGCCCTGATAAAAATATCAACCAAGAGGGAATCAAACGCGCCAAAGCCGCAATGGTGGCAAAGGCATATAATGATTCTGATCTTGTGGAGAATATTTTTGAAAACGCGGACCCAGAGATTCGGTCGATCGGCAATGCCTTGCGCGATAGGGCACCTGAATTCGCCCAGCTGGGGGCGGCCGTTAGGGCAAAGGAGACGCCGGCCAGGTTTGATATAACAAAGCAGCTGATGGATGCCGTCAGAATCATACGCGATGCGAAGCGTGATGGAAAGTCAATACGCGATGTTATCGAAGGCACAAAGCAGGCCAGCCTTATTGATGAGGCGCCAATCGATCCAATGGTTGAAAAAATTGTCCGTTCGATGTATCGTCCTGGGCTGGGAAGAATGCTGTCACAATCGGCAATCGATAAAGTTTTAAGGCAATATGCAGTAACCGCAAGAGAGCAAAAAGAAAATGATCTATTTGGAGAAAACACAAAACAGCCTGCGGATCTGCTTGATGCTGCCTACGAAAAAATCTCTGGGGAGTTGGAAGAGAAGGCGAGTGGACAGGGAGCCTTGCTCGACGCCGGACAAGATGGACCCATGGAAAAGGCAGCGCCTTCCAGGGGCATTGCCCGTGATACCGACGCCGGCAAACCAGCCAATGAGAGCGCAGGCGGCCTAGAACAGGACGCCATAACGGCCGATAAAATTGGCACTCCTGAAGAGCTGGCCAAAACAAGTGGCCGAACATTTGGCGATGTTTCAAATAACCGAGACATCAACATCAATAAGCAGGTCTTTAAAGACGCCGGCCATGACCCTGAGGCGGCCGTTAATTACGCGCCCCTGAAGCAAAGAAAAATCATCATAGATCAGATCATGTCAAAATTTGGCATGAAGGTCGCCCTTGATGAAAAAATGAAAATCAAGGATCAGATCGATCACCTTGCTGATATGTATGTTGGCATGAATAATATGGCCGCTGTGCTTGGCATTCCTGCCAAGGGCATGTCCTTAAATGGTCGCCTGACAGTTATTCTTGAGGGCGGAAACAAGCCGTACCTGGGGCAATATGCACACGATGGCGCGAGCATCGCTCAAATTTCACTCCCTAAAAAATCAAACTCATTCGCCCATGAATTCCTGCACGCGCTTGATGACTGGATGATGAGCCGCTTCGGGGCAATGACTGGAAAGCCAATTTTGTTTTCCCAGGCTGTCAGATCAGACGGCATCGTTGATCTTTCCAATCCCGTTCAAAGCTCTTTTGCAAACCTTCTGAACGCGCTGTTTTACGACAAGGCTTTCCTTGCCTCAAAGATCCTTGAGCTGCAAAACCAAATCGACAAAACAAAATCAGAGAAAGTGAAAAATGACGCCCAGCGGAAAATTGATCAGATTAAATCTGGCAATTATGCCGGGATTGCAGGTAAGACTGATTTTTATAAAAACGCCAGAACGATGCCGAACGCGGATTATTTTGCTTCGCCGCATGAGATGATGGCCAGGGCATTCGAGGCATTCATCGCATACAAACTGAGCGATGCCGGTGTTACAACCCGTGCAGTTTCAAAGCTCGATGACGCCTATAATTCAAACGCAGATGAGCGGCTTGCAAAAACATTCCCGAAGCTGGCGGATCGCATTCACATCTTTGAAGCATTCGATGCTTTCTTCTCTGCCGTGTCTATGGCGCAGGTTATGGGCACAGACGCCACACCCCAGGTCCAGGCCGATCCTGATTATCTGGGCATTTTCGATCCAAAGTATTGGGCATCGCCGGAAACCAGTGAGCAGCAGGCGGCCGCTAACATGGGTTTTGTGCGCCGTGAAATAGAATTCACCAAGGCGGCGATAAAGCGCTGGAAAGAAGAGCGCGCCATAAAAAATGCAGAAGAGCAGCGCAATCAGAAAATCCGCGATACACTCGACCCCAAAGAACCTGGATTTAAGGGTTTTGTAAAACGTCTAGGGAAGGGCCTGTCTGATTCTTCAGGCTTTGCAATGTGGAATCACTTCTATAGGACAGAGCGCACCCTTGCGCATGCTATTGAGAAAAAGTATCAGGGCATTACTGCGCTGCGCGTTCTTAATGATCGTGTGTTTACACGACCAGGAGAGGCCACGGCTGTAAATCAGACGTATAATAAAAATATCTCCACATCGATTAATAGAGATTCCAACATTCTTGAAAATCTAATGTCCACGTTAAAAAGTGGCGTTGATAAAAAGAAAACAAAGCTTACAGCAGATGAAAACGATCAGCTGCGCAATGCCATTCTTGGCCTGAAAATAGACGCCTCAAAGCTTACCGGCATGACAGAAAAGCAGTTAGTTTCTGCGGCCGCAAAGCTTCGTCAGTTTGCTGACCAGCAATGGGGCAACATGAGCAAAGCCGGGTTTGAAATTGGCTACTACGAAAAGGGCGCCTGGCTGCGCCGGCATTACATGCGCGATGCTATTATGGCCGATCTGTCTGGCTTTACTGATAAGGCAGAGCTGACATATTTGGATCAGTTTGATGAGGTATTCCCCAATAGCGATGCGGCCGTTAAAAACATTGAAGACTTTGTTGATATGGTCAAGGGTATGCTTAGGGCAGATCCGGACGGTGTGAGCTTTGATAAGAAATCACTGCAGGCCATCATAGATGCGGCTAACGATAAAGATGCGGCCAAACTTAAAGAGCTGATCGATGACATTTTTGATGAGGTCCGTGAACAATACGCTGGCCTTGCTGCCAAGGCATGGCTGAAGAATCTCGTGAGGGATTCATCAGGTGGGGAATTTGAAAGCACATTCCCACGCCCAGGATTCATGAAAGCGCGCGGCCTTCCAGTGTCGGCCGATGTTCACATGAAAGACTACATGGAAACCAATGTGGAAAGAATTTTGTTCCACTATATGGTCTCCAGCAATACCGCAATTGCTCAAAAGAATGTCATGAATCCAGCTGGTGAGCAAAGCATGGAGCAGCTGCTAAACGAGGCTCGCGACGCCGGCGCCAATGCCGATGATATTCGCAACCTTGAGGACGCTATCAACCGTGTCGTCCACGGCATCCAGCTCGGCCCCACAGGAAGAAAAATTGGCCAGTTTATATCGCTAATGAGAATGGGCGGGATTCTCATGAACCTGAACAAGGTCGTTTTCGCGGCCGTTGTGGAGCCTATGGTTGTCGGGTTAAAAACCAGAAACGTGACCAATGCCGCGATGGCCTACAGATACGCCATCGAAGATATGCTCAATACCGGTGAGGCAAAATACTTTAAAGATATCGCCCACCTGATTGGCGCGATCGGCACCGACTATGCCGACATGATGCAGCAAGAACGCTTTGGCGGCGGCTTTGAAATGGGCCTGCTTAATAGGGAAACTATGTCAAAGTTTTTCAGGTACACCGGCAACACCGGCATTACCAACATTGAATCTCGCGTGGCAATTCGCTCAGGTTATCGCTGGATGAGCTTTGTGGCGGAGAAGCTGATCAATGGGACGGCCAAGGAAAAGTCCATGGCTGAGCGGGATTTGGCCGAGCTGGGCATTCCTGGCGGGGTGTACGCCAAGGCGTTCTCCACCTGGCTTTTGGACCAGGGCGGGAAGCCGGATATTAATTCCGTAATAAATGATAGCTCCAATGTTTTTGGCCATGCCTTTATTGTCGCTGCGAATCGATTCCGCGATGAGGCTGTTCAGCAGCCAAAGAAAGAGGATCGGCCGGCGCTGGCAAACCACCCGGTTGGGGCTGTTCTCTATACCGGCCTTGGCTTTACGTTTTCATTCTGGGACAACGTTGTGAAGGCAGAGGCAAAAAGAGCAAAGGCAATCCTGCAAAACGAGGGTGGGGCAGCCTTCGCAAAGGTTGTGGCCAACCATGTTGCGACGATCGGATCCATGGTCGTTATAAGCATGCTGATAGGTGCATTGAAGGGCGCTATATTTGATAGCGAGGAAAAGAAAAAGGAACATGCCAAGGATCCTGAAAAATACACAATGATGTTACTCGGCCGTGGGCTTGAAAACACGAACCTGGCTGGGCCTGCATATAGCATTATGTGGAATATGTATCGTGGCGCAGAGTACGGAAAAGACCCGGCCACATCACTCTCTGGCATGGTTTTGTCAAACTATCTAAACTGGCTTCAAAAAGGGTTGGAGCTTGGCGGAGATAGGAATTCACCCAACAACACAAATTCAGAGCGTGAGTTTGTTAAGCAGACATTCCGCGTGATGGCAGCCCCGGCCATTACCGCGGCCATGCTGAATGCCCCAGGCCCAGCTCGGTTGCTTGCCGTGCCCACTGGTGTTGCGGCGATGTTCTTAAACTCAAGCGCCACATCAGATCTTGTGGCAAATACAATCATTGGTGAAAAGGAGACTGGTCGTGGAAAAAAACGATCCGCAGAACCCGCAGAGCCCAAAGAGCCAAAAGAGCCCAAGACGGAGTAACACGCCGCTTCCTCCACACATTCGAGATAAGGGTATAGCAACATACAATGAGCTTGTGCTTGCCCTGACGCCATTCATGAAGTGGCGCAGACGACAAGATATTTTAAAAGACTTTGAAAAAATACTGCCACACACAAAGGATGGTAAATTTTACAATAGGGCTTTTTCATGCTGCCTTTGGAATTTAAAAAAAAGAGGCTATATCGAAGTCATGCATGGAGAGAAAACAGTAAGCTCAAGAAAGGAGCTTAAAACTCCGCACAAGGCGTATTATAGAAGGCTGGTTAAAAGCGCCCACAAAACCAAAAACAGAGACAGCATGCTGAATGGCACACATGGGATGGGTAAGGCAAAAAAGGCAGCCATGAAAAAAATTGGCCCCCCTCGCAAAGAGCCCAAAAAACTCACAATGGACGACATCAGAAAAATCCAAAACAAGCCTGACTATTTAAGCTTCAGAGCCGTTGCTGAAATGCATGGTATTAGCATGTGTCTTGCTAGAAAAATATATTTTGGATACGTTCCTAAATATATTACAAAGCCGCCTGCTCAATAGCCTCCTGCAGATACCCTGGCTGGAATTTTGCATAGACCTTTTCCACCGTGACAATGCTATCCCCCAGGATGCGCGCAATTTCCCCCATTGAAACGCCGTTCATGCTGGCATGGGTGGCCCAGGTATGACGGAATACGTGTGGTGTCACACCCCCCACACCGGCGCGCCTGGCTACGGCATCAAGGCTCCATCTGATCTGGCCGTTATCACCAAGAACGTATTCGCTTAGCTTTTGTTTTCTAAGATTCTCAAGATACTTGCGAAGCTCTAAATTCATCGGAACGATGGGGCGTTTCTTATTTGTCTTTTTCGTTTGGCCCTTGCCAAAATCGATCTGGTTTGTATGCCAGTTAATCTGGTCCCACCGCAGATTTTCAATCACGCTCTTCCTGGCGCCGGTGGCAAGGGCAATGCGGATGAAGATGTCTGCTCGACTACCAGGCACGGCCGCCTTTTTAATGGCTGCGATCTCATCCTTCTCAAGCCACCTATCTCTGGGCGCCGGCTTGTCTGGAAGAGGGATAAATGGAATGTGTTCTGGGTTTACCAGCTTTGACTTTGCACAAAATTTAATTGCCGTTTGCAGGTGCGAAAGCTCGCGCCTCAACGTGCCTGTGCTGCGCGCAGCACGCCGGCCGAAAGATTTTCTCTTTCTCCCCGAAATGTAGGCATTGAAATGCTCCGGCCGCAGATCTTCAAGCCGCTTCCTTCCCATCACCTCAATAAAAACATTGGTCATGTTCGCAAGGTCTGCCCAGGATTCAACGCCAAATCCGTGATTTTCCATGTAATATTCCAAAACATCTTTTACGGTTTCGAGACGATATTTTTTTTCGGCCATGAAAAAATAACCTTTCAATTAAAAATGACATGAGCTATATTCTACAAAATGTAGGGGGAAAAATCAAGGTTTGACTTCCTACAAAATGTAGGGTATGATCTAAAAAGGATGGCAAAATGATTCGTAGAAACCAAAAGACAATTGATGCGGAGGCTATCGTTAAGTTATTTGGCGGTAAGCATCAAATCGTTGCTGACTACGAAAAAATTCTTCGTGTCGTCATCAGCGTAAAGGCCGTGGAGAAGTGGCTTGAGCGAAGCGCGATCTCGATCACAAACCTGCTAAGCCTTCAGACTATAGCAGAGCGCAAGGAAATCGATTTTAAACTTGAGGACTACATAAAATGAATAATCTGCAAGCTGTCGTTAAGGGTCTTATTGAAGCTCGCGAAAGCGCGAAGTCTCATGAAAAGGGCTGGAAGGAAGAGCAAAAAAGGATTGATTCCGAGCTCGCCTCCATCATTGAACCTGCCGAGATCGCCAAGGCGGCCGGCAAGGACAAAACCGGCGGATCTAAAACCGTTGAGATGTACGGCGGAAAATTCACCGTTGATGTTGAAAAGAAGGTTTCCTGGGACAGTGCAAAGCTTCAGGCCGTAGCGGCCAGTCTGCCGTGGGAAATGGTTGAGGCCATTTTCAAAATCAAGTTTGAGATCAGCGAAACAAAATACAAGGATCTGGTTGAAAATTCCAAAGGAGGGATGTTCGACCCGGAGGTTTTGAAGAAAATCAACGATGCACGCACCGTTGAAATCGGAGAAGCCAAAATCAAAGCAGTAGAAATTTCAACTCAAACCTAAATAGGAGCAAATATGTTAGAGTTTCAAGCTGCGCAGGATCGCCTCCTGCGCCAGAAGAAGATCAATATGCTTATTACTGGTGCGCAAGGTGTTGGCAAAACGTTCGCCGCTCGCACGCTCAATCCGACCGATACGCTTTTTATCGATTGCGAGGCTGGTACGCTTTCTTTGGAAAACTCCAAAGAACATAAGGCATGGCAGGGCACGACAATGGACATGAAGCGCATGGCGCAAAAATTTAATGTCCATCCATGGTTTTTGTGCCGTGCTATTGCCAGCATGCTTATGGGCCCAGATCCGGCGGACCCAAATGGCTGGTATGGCGTCAATGCCTATAATCATTATGTTCAAACATACGCCGGCGGTGATCCTAATAAATTTGCCGCATTCAATACGGTGTTTGTTGATTCTCTGACCGTGGTTTCCAGGTGGGCGTTCGATTGGGCTTGCCAGCAGCCGGAAAGCATTTCCGAGAAAACAAAAAAGCTGGATAAGCGCGGAGCTTATGGATTGATGGGCACGGAGCTTGTCACCTGGGCCACGGTATTGCAGCATCAACCAAAAAACATCATTCTCAGCTGTATCCTTGAGCAGGATGAGGATGATTTCAAACGTGTGTTCTGGCAGCTGCAGATCGAAGGTAAGGCCGCAGGGCGTAAAATCCCTGGCATCTTCGACCTGGTGATGACGCTCGCATGGGTTGACTTTGGCGAGCCCCACGGCCGGCAGAGAGTTTTTGTTACCCAGGAGGGTAACGCATTGGGTTTTCCAGCAAAAGATCGTTCTGGTTTGCTGGAACAGTATGAGCGTCCCGATCTTGGGGCGATCATATCTAAGATTCAGAACTTCCACGCTCAACAGTAAAAAATACAGGAGAAATCAATATGAATATGCCAATGAACTTCGGTCAAAAAATTGAAGAAAAATCAGGTGACATCATTCCAAAGGATACGATCCTTTGGTGCATCCTCAACATCCGCGAAATCAAAAACTCAAGGGACACCCAGGGCCGGTATCTTGATATTGAGCTGACCGTTGCCGATGGGCAGCCATACGCTCGTCGCAAGCTGTGGGATAAAATTGCAGATCCGTTTGATTCCTTAAATTCGGAAGGATGGAGAACGATGGCATACGGCTCAATCCGCCGCATTCTTGAGGCTGTTCGCGGTGCTACGCCTGATAACCCAAATAGCTACAACCTCAGCCGCCTTGAGGATCTGCACGGCCTTGCCGTTCCTGTCCTGATTGGGGTTGAAAAGGGTAGTGCGCAATATCCAGATGAAAAAAACCGTGTCGAGTACATTTCCCCGCACAGCTCTGTGAAGAAAATTGTCGAGGCATGGCGTCTTTTGTCGTCCGGTGTGCACCAATACGGGAAGCCGGCCGCTCCTGCTACTGGAATTCCGTCCCAGGGCAGCATGTTTGCTGGAACAGCGTCCCCCCCGCCGGCCTCGTTCGTTGCCCCTCAATCCGCGGCTCCTGCTCAGCAGGCTGGCCCAGGTTGGTTGGCACCGGCCGGTAGCGCTCCTGCCGCAATGCAGACCCCGCAGGCACCCCAATTTGCAGCTCCGGCTGCAGCTGTGGGTTTTCAGCAGGGCCAGGCACCAGCCCCCATCCAACAGGACCAGCCGGCAGCTATGGGCACTGTAAATGCGGCGCCCCCGCAACCTGCATTGACGACCACGGCCCCAGCTGCGCAGAATGTTGGAGCATTCCCTTCTAACCAACAGCCTGGTCAACAACCTTGGCAGGCACCTCAGCAAGCCGGGATGCCGGCACAATTCCCTGTTTCCAATACACAAACAGGTCAATAAGTAAAATACTGCACGGCGGAGTTTTCGCTCCGCCGTGTTTCATGTGAAACATTATTGAAATTCAGGAGTAAAGGCCATGATGCTTAGAAAGCGTCAGCGTGAATACGTTGATAAATGCAATGCCGCATTACGGGAAAAGAAAAACACGCTGGGGATAGCGCCGACCGGCGCCGGCAAAACGATTATGATGGCCGCCATTGCTCTGGAAAATAAGCCAGATAGCCTTCCATCTTTGATTATTCAGCATCGCGATGAGCTGGTGAATCAGAACCGCGATAAATTCATCCAGTATGCCGGGATCCGCAATATCCGCCGCCCTATGACCATTGATGCGTCCAGCAAGGCATGGGATCGCGCAGGAGGGGGCTGGAACTTCGCCATGATCCAAACCCTCGCCCAGAACATCGACAGCATGCCGCCCCTGGGATTGCTCGCTATCGACGAAGCGCACCACGCGGCCGCGCCCACCTACCTGCAGGTCATCACCCGGGCCAAACAGCTCAACCCGGACATCCTGATTTATGGAACAACAGCCACCCCCAATCGTGGCGATAAAAAGGCACTCAGGACCGTTTTCGATAATTGTGGCGATCAGATCCAGGTTGGTGAGCTGATTCGTGAGGGCCACCTGGTTCGGCCGCGCACCTTTGTTATGGACATTGGCGTGAATGATCAGCTGCGCTCTGTAAAGCGCACGGCGATAGACTTCGATATGAAAGAGGTCGAAAGCATCATGAACAAGTCCGTTCTGAATGATGCAATCGTTGAAAAATGGAAGGGTTTTACCACACCCAACGGGCAATACATAAACTGTTCCGATCGGCAGACGATTGTATTTTGCTCTACCGTTCAGCACGCCGTTGATGTTACGGCCGCATTCCAGGCCCATGGCGTAAAGGCCGAGAGCATTGATGGAAAGCTGGGCCTGAAGGCGCGCAGAGATATTCTCAGCAGATATGATCGCGGTGATATTCAGGTTTTAGTCAACGTTGCCGTCTTAACCGAGGGGTTTGACAACCAACCAACCAGCTGTGTTTTGCTGCTAAGGCCGTCATCCTGGAAGTCTACCATGGTGCAGATGATTGGCCGTGGGCTGCGCAAGGTTGATTCTGAGCTCTATCCTGGCGTCGTTAAAGACGATTGCATAGTTCTTGATTTTGGCACCAGCTGCCTGACGCACGGATCCCTTGAGGACGAGCCTAACCTGGACGGCCGTGGGGTTAAAATGTGCCCTGAGTGCGATAGCACAGTGCCACAGAATGCGAAAGACTGTGCCATATGCGGACATGAATTCCCTGTGCTACCGCGTGATCCATCTTCTCCCAGCCTGGGCGGCGGCGGCGGTGAAGAAAAAAGCATTCTTGAAAATTTTGTAATGTCTGAAATAGACATTCTGCAAGATAGCCCGTTTAAATATGAAAGCTTCTATAATGGCAGGGTTATGCTTTGCTTTGGGTTTTCCTATTGGGCGGCCGTGATCCATTTTCAAGATGGCCGCTTCTACGCCATTGGCGCGGAAAGCAAGGATGAAAAATCTAAAGATTTTAAAATCCACATCCTGAATTCAAGTGATAGCTATCTGATAGCCCTGCAATCGGCCGATGACTATATGCGAACAAAGGGAAATAAAACTGATGCTCGCCGTGTTGCTCAATGGCTCTATGAGCCTCCGACTGTTAAGCAGCTAAACATTATCAATGGAGGATCTGGCGGTATTGAATCATCTCCGGTGTTCTTTGCTGGGATGAGCAAGTACAGGGCATGCTGCGAGATTCAATTTAAGTTTTACGGAACAAGGATTCGGAAATCTATCGAGGGATTTATTCATGCCACCGAAGAAAACAGGAAAAAATACGCATAAGGATCTGACGGAAAGGTGCGCAATCACGGGGCAGGCGAAGTATCCAGGATCAATAACAAAAGCGGAGCAGGTTTATATTGAGACGTGCAAAAAATGCCTGACACACTATCCAGGCGGAATAAAGCTTAGAGGGTATGCCGGCATATACATATGCGACCACTGCGATGACAATTATTATGACCCAGAAATAACAGGAGAAGACGATGAGCGAAGGACAACCATTGAATTTTTTCCGCGCCGGTGATGTAAGCGCCAGCGTGAAATTGACTGAAGAGGTGGCCATGTTCAGCCACCTTGACAAGAGCCTGGTTGCATCCAGGCAGGCTGAAGAGGCCAATCGGTATAAGGATCGGGCGAAATCCCTGGGCGCCGGCCGTGTGGGGCACCCTCTGGCGCCAACGCCCTGGGATCGCGGATGCGAGCGCGCTTTGTGGTTTGAAACAAAGCAATACGCAAGCGATCGTCCATTCTCACACAACCTTTACCGTATTTTCAGCATGGGGCATGCAGCTGAGGCCATCGTTGCAGAGAACATCAGGTTGGCAGGCTTTACCCTCCTGACAGAGGATGCGCAGGGAAACCAGTTTGGCTTCGCCATAGCGCACGCCCCCACCACCGGCCAGCCAAGAATGAAAGGGTTTTGTGATGGTGTTATTGTCGCAGGCCCTGAATCAATCGCCATTGGCGGCGATACCGTGGCTTTGAAATATCCGTTCTTGTGGGAAAATAAGGCCATCAATTCAAAAAAGTTTGCCAAGTTTGTTGCGGAAGGTGTTGAGCGTTCTCATCCTCACTACTATGGACAGATCCAGATTTACATGAATTTTTTCCAGCTGTATCAAAATCCAGCCCTTTTAACGGTCCTGGATAGGGAGAGCGGGGAGTTGCGGTGTGAATTCGTGCGCTTTAATCAAAGGCATTGCCAGGCGATCCTTGATCGCGCAGCACGCATCATTGAGGCAAAGGGTCCGCTGGTGCTCGACAGGGCGGCAGATGACTATACGAAAATTCCCTGCAAGTGGTGTGATTTCCGTAGCCACTGCGAAAAGGCAGAGCTGAATAGAAGTCAGGACACCGGCGAACAGCAAGCGCCGTCGTGGTTACAAAAACAAGATTGATTACCGACAAAATGTAGGATATAATCTCAAACCCATGGAGAGAGCAATGCGAGAAGTTTACGTCAATACAGTAATAATCACCAGTATCTGCATCAAGCCAGGTAAAAAATTTGCATTCGGGCTTATTTTTGAAACCAAGCCGCGCACTGTTTT